ATGTTTCTAGTTGCTGGTGTCTATCATAACTCCACCAACCACCATCTGGTGTTTTTATACCTGTCCACCAATTGTCATGTGATCTGTCTCTGGTAAAGCCTTTACTATTCATTAAATCTGCAAGTTTAGTAATAGGTTTTTTATCTGTGCTGAATCCATAACTGTGGCCTGGCATCATACTAGGGCCATGCAGTCTATAAAGCTCACTGTAGGTATCAACAACATAGTATCCTATTGTGCCACTGATATCTTGTTCAGCTACAATGTATCTTGGGTTTTTCATTACGCTATCTCCTCTACTCTAATGTTTCTATCAAAATAGCCCAAGTATGATATAGCATATTGACCTGTAACAGTCTTCTCAATAGTAGCATAATCACCCGTATCAGCATCAATAAACTCAATCAATGATAGATAGTTTGGCTTCATAATATTGTTAATTTTGTCTGTTGCTTGTTTGTTTGTCATTGTATTTCTCCGTTTTGTTGTCATAACTTAATTGTTATATGTATATTATAGCAAGAGTTCTTGCTCTTGTCAACCTTTTTCTACACTTTATTTGTCTTTTTTGTCTTTATAACGCTCTGCTTCTATGCGTATTGCTTGTTGCATTTGCTCTGCAGTGGGTTCTCTCCATTGAAACTCTACACCCAAACTGGTATACACTCCACGCCACATACGCAATGTACGCCTACAGCGTTCTAGTAGTTCTTCAGCGTGCTTCATACCGTTAAATTCTTCTTCACTCATTTGCTGAATTTACGCCCTATTTCTTTGCGTTTTTCTTCAAAGAACATTGCAGTACTTAATAGTCTCTCACGCCGCTGATTGATTGTAGGGTGTGTCATACGCCATAGGAATCTTGCATCATCACAACTGAGTCTTTTGTATTCACTTAGATTGAATCTTTTCATTATTTTCATTGTTTGATCATATTGTTCTGGAGCAATATTATAGTTGTGCATACATCTTTTGCTATGCTTGATTAACCAATAATGTGCTGGTTTAGTGTGATGATTAACTTTCCACCATCTATTGAAGTTGTTGTTTCTTTCTGTGTTCATTTGTTAATCTCCTGTATAAGTTGTATGTTTCTTTGAGCGTGTAACTTGCCCATCAAACCATGCCCATATTCTATATAAGCTTCTTTGTCAAATACTGCAATATTTTTTAGGTTATTGCGTTCTGTTTCACTTAGTGCATCAAACTGTGCCATATTAATGTTATCATAAAGTCTGTATCCTACATGTGTGCCACTTAATTTTAATAGAAAGAGGTCTTTTTCCCAAGCGTCATCACTTGGATATTCTACTTTATCTATTACTCTTATTCCACTGTGGAATGAATATATTTCAACTACCATATTTCCACTCCCATTCTACCAATACTTGAAATGCTTTATCACTTAGTTTGTGTACGGGTATTTGATTGTGATTTAGATCATAACATTCTACCCACATTTCATTTTCTAAACACATTTCATATAATTGTTCTTCAGTTAATACTGGCGGGTTTTTCATCTTTTTAAATATCTTCATTGTTTTCAATCCATGGGTTTTGTAAACTTCCGTAACATATATCATGTTCTACTTCACCGGGTGTTGCTGCTGATATCAAATCAACTGCAAAATCATATGATACAAATTTCAAGTAATGTTCTTTACCAAAAATATCTACACCACTTAGTTTTATTTGATTTTTCATACGCTTGCCTTTTTTATTTAGGTTGCTTACTTTGTATTTAACTATTTCTGCATTAGCATTTTTCATGTATTTTCTCCTTAAATGTTAAGTTATATCCTATTCCTTCACTTATGTATAAACTTAGATCCGTTGTATCAATCTTCTTATCAGTTCTAAATCCATCATGTTCCAAAAAGTAATTGCATTTGAATTCTCTGCAATAGTGTATTACTTGATCTAATACCATTCTTTCTAGTTCAAAATAAATGTTCCATTTGGTTCTTGGATTAAATGGTCTTTTACGCCATTTGTTTGTGCTAGTCCAATAGTATTCAGCTTTAGTATCAGCTTTGATTGGCTCCCACATAGTTTTAATGTCTGCTTTGAGTCCTAGTATAAATGGATGTTGTTGTAAGAACTTAACTACAGCAGGATCATTGTTACACATACGGAATACTTGACTTCTACCATATGTAGTGAGAAATCCACCACTAAACATTGCATTAATTATGCCTTTGATGTTTTCCACAGGTAAACTTGATTCTTTGCTTAGTTTATTTCTTACTTGTTCTTTGTTGTCAATGTAATATTCTATTACTTCACATACTTCACCTGTTGCACTTGGTGTTTTGTGACTGTGCTGATACAACAATGTAGGTGCAGCAGTATCTATGTCATAATCATAACATAATCCCTTTTCAGCTAATAGCAATGCTCTAGCTTCACTACGCATACTTTGTATATCATTGTATAATCTATGTGATTTCTCTTTATATTCAAAGTTTAGTGTATCAAGTTCTGTTGAATATTGAGTTTTAGCCCATTCAACTGCTATATTATTGAGATCCGTTACACTAGGGTATGTTATATAGGATACTTTATTATCATTTTTTTTATCAAGTAAATCTAAGAGATTAGTTAAACCAGTTTCATTTAATATGTATTCCTTGCATCTCTTTTTATTCATATCATAAGTGTCATCAGTACAAATAAGCAATTGACTTCTTAAGAACTTAGTAAGTGGGTGATGTGACATACCAAAGTGTTTCTCTATGAAAGTCTTAGCTAGTTGTCTTGGTTTGTCTGCTGATGTAAGTGCTGAAGTAAAACCAATAGATTTGTTAATACGGCGTATGACTCTAGGATCATTAAAGTTTGGTTGATACATTATTGAACTTCCCATAAACTATCTGGGTTTTCTTCTACATCCCAAGCAAAATGTTCTAAACATTCCATACCGCTCATTAGTATGAACCATAACGCTTTTTGTAGTTTTTTATAGTCACGCTCTTTGTTAGCTATGTATTCACTAAATTCACCTGTTGGACATATTGCATCTCTGGGGTTAAGTCTTATGTCACACAAACGCAATAAACCCAATAAGGCTTTATCCCATTCATCTGATTGTTTGCTTGGAAGTTTGTTTAGATTTGAATCAACCGCTACAATTAATGTAGCCCAGTCTATAATAGATAAATTGTTTCTTAATTTATCTAATTCACCACCTTGTACATTACCAGCTTTGTTAAGCCCAGTCCAAGTTGAATTCTTTAGTTTGTGATTGTATGTGTGATGACTTTTAATTTCATCTAAGTTGTTTGTTATTATTATCATTGTATTTCTCCTTGTTGTATTGGGGGCCTATTGACCCCCTTTTAATTTAATCTAATTTAGTGTTAACAACCATAATGTCTGCTATCTTTTCTAATGTCTCTGAAATATTGCAAAGACTAGATGCAATTGAACCTAAGTTGCTGTTTGCTGTCATTCCAGTTATATCATCATAACCCATTGGGTCACTATCTATACTATCAACGCTAGTTGCTAAACTTTCAATTGCGTGTTTTATGCTATTTAATATTAGTGTATTTTCTGTATTCATTGTATTTCTCCGTTTGTTGTATAAAAGTTCTCTTTTACATATATATTTATCCAAAATAGTAAAAAAAGCGGTGTTACAGAATTTCTTACTAAGTGTAACACAAGTATACATTGAATTAGGGTGTTTGTCAACCTTTAGTCAAGAAAAAACCCACATTTCTGCGGGTTTTTGTGACTCATTGTATAAAGTAGTGGGCCTTTGAGGCATGGCACAATAAATTGTGATTGGAGCTAGGCAATGATCCTAGTATTACCCTTATACAACTATAAACTAAAACTTGAACATTATATTTGGAGAATGTAACTGTCTAATAGTAGGAATACTCTTAGTGTTTTAATTTACTAATAGTATTTATGATAACACTAATCTTTGAGATTGTCAAGTCTTTTTCTTTCTTTGTTTATATGATAATAAACATTAGCTGGTGTACAACCTATTGCGTGTGAGATGTCAGCTGGTGTAAATCCTTGTTGATGTAGATCCCATATTTGTTCTCTTACATTTATTCCACACTTGCTTTCTTCATAGCGTTTTCCTTGCACTCTACCAGGCTTTCTTTTAAGTATTACACTTGTACTGTCAGTTCTGTTGTCAATTTTAGCTACATCTTCTCTGTTAAACAACATCTTTTGTTTTACAGTATATTCATTTAGTGGTCTTTTGCGTGGTAAGTTATGTGCATCAAGCCAAGCATTTATACATAGTGCATTAGTGGCAATTGCTATGCCGTTTTTGTACATTGCAAATACACTGTATGTTCCTGGAATATGTTCTTTGATTTGTTTAACCCAAACAAAATGTGCTAGTTTTTGATAGTCTTCAACATCTAGTATTTTTTTGAATTCAAACTTGATTTCTGCTGTCTTTATTTCTACTGGTTCAGCATTTGCCAGTTTATATGCGGGATTAGTCATAAGTACTTCCTTGTTTTTTTGATACTGTATATAGTCCTAGTTTCACGGTTAAGACACCTTAAATGACTACATTTAGTTAGTAAGTTCCACCATCTATGGAGTTAGCTGTAATGTCTCTATTGACCCAGTTTCCACTTGCGTTGTCATATTGTAAACTTTGTCCATCTTGTACACTTGTAATAACTACATCACTAAGTTGATCTAAACTTGTAATGGCACCAGTTGCAACATTAACCCATTGACTTTGGCTTGCGTCATACTTTAGTACTTGGTTGTCTGCTACATTTGTTACTGTTACATCACTCAATCTATCCAAGTTAATGCTTGCTTGCACATCAGTGCCTTGGGCCATAAAGTGTGCTGTTGTTCCTGAATTTAATGTAATAATGCTCATCTATAACTCCTTGCTACTATCATATATTGTAGCTATTATATCTACTGTGTTGTCTTCTGTTAGTTTAAGTTCTTGTACACGGAAAAACTTTTGTGTTTCACCTGCATCAACACCCCATCCAAACTCTGGATGTCTAACTTCTATAATATCACCACTGCGTAACAATAGTGCTGTATGTGCCGCTGTAAACTTAATTGTATATTCATCTCTACTAATATTTACTGTTTGTGTAATCAAGTCTAAAACTTGGGCACTGTCAGTGATCATAGTAAAGTCTTCTTGTGATTCAAGTACACTTCCATTGTCTGCAACTCTGTATGTAGTGTTATCATAGATAGTAACATCATCATTGTACTTTGTATCTGGGTTATTGAATACACCAGTTGCTTTGTTTAGTTTGCGTGCTTTGTCTGGTAAACTTAGTTCTATTTTTCCAATAATAGTGTCTTTGGTAAAGATTGCACTACTTGGAATACCTACTTGTTCATTTGGCTTTTTAATACGGAATTCATACTTGCCATCAACAAATAATAATATGCCATTGCAAGTTTCTAATATTTCACCTACATTATCAAACAATTGTTTTTCTGTTTGTAGGAAACCATTAATGTTGTAACCTAATCCACCTCTAGCTGCTGCACAGTCTAATCTTGCTTGTTTGAAGCTGGCTAAGTTAACATGTTTTCCTGCTATCCAAACTTCATTTTCATTTCTTTCTAATCCCTTGCCAAATACTTTACTAATCAAATAATCATATAGTACATCTGCAGGGTTTTGATCTGCACTGCTTGTATAGTTAGCTGAAGTCATATCACCTATAACATCACCGTCACTAAGTGTGCTTATATCTAATATCTTTTTACCTTCTAATACAAATGTAACTGTTGGTAATTGTCCACCGTACTTTTCACCATCTGCTTCTAATAACATTGTAAAATAACTTACACCTTGTAATCTATGTGCTGATGTCCATACACTGCTTCCAACACTACCTTGTAGGCTTGTATCTACTGTTTGTGTATCTGTTCCTGGATACCAGTTGCTTGTAATAGTTCCTGCATATTTACTAATCCATCCACCTAATGTATAACCACCGTTGCTGTTTGAGCTTAGTGTTCCACCGTTTGAATCATCCCATACTATAGTATCATTGAAGTATACTTGTTTAACTGTGCCAATTTCACCTTCACACATAACCAATACAAAGTTTAGTTTTGTTGTTCCACTTAGATCACCACTTCCGTTTGATGTGTCTATAAATATTCTTGTTCCACCCATACGCTGACGCCCGTATAAAATGTATATGGGATCATTGTTTGATTGTTTGTTGATTAGTACATTACTACGTGCCGCTCTTGCTTGACGCTCAGCTTTCTTTTGTGCTTTACGCTGTTGGTTATAACTGTAAAGACTGATTGCTAGTTTAATAAAAAACTTTGCTACTTG